GTTTTACAACCAAAATGGATTTGTTGGAAGCCAGAAGACAAAGAATTATGGGTTAGAGATTTACCAAAAGATAGTATTAATCTAACTAATAATTTTTTACCTTTTTATAACAGAGTTATGGAGTTTGAAGAATTTGTTCCTTCTTTTAATAAGTGGTATGCAGATACTAAAGGAGGAATGTGTGCTGTTGGAGTTGGGATAAGAGCTGATGAAAGTCTTAATAGATTTAGGACAATTGCAATACCTAAAAATAAAATTATGTTTAAAAATAAGCCTTGGACAACTCAAATTTACACAAATACTTTTAACTTTTATCCTTTATATGACTTTAAAACTCAGGATGTTTGGGGAGCTATATCGTTATTAGATTTAAAATATAATAAAATTTATGAATTGATGTATAAAAATGGATTATCAATTCATGAGCAAAGATTATGCCAACCCTATGGAGATGACCAAAGGAATGGGTTAGATCAATTTAAGGCTCTTGAAGCAGATACATGGGAAAAGATTTTAAATAGAGTCAATGGAGTTAATTTTGGGAATATTTATTGTAGAAGTTATGCTCTAGGTAATATAAAATCTTTTAAGCCTGATTTTATGACTTGGGAACAATATACTGTGTTCTTATTAGAAAGCTTAGGACTTTATAATAGAGATTTAATGCTTCATTACTATGGAAAAATTAAAAAGTTCATGGAATGGTATAAAACACATGAAAATATAGATATTATTCCACAAGAAGGCGACCTAAAATTAGAGCAACAAAAGAAAATTATATCCTGGAGAAGAATTGCAAGAGCAATTGAAAAAAATGATTTTTATATGAAAAGATTATCTTTTGGTGAAAATAAAAAAGACAATGAAAAATTACAACATTTAATGAAAAAATATAATAACTTATTGGAGGTAAAAAGATGAAAAAAGTATCAATGGAAGTTTTAAATGTACAAATGGTTGATATAAATAAAGTTGTGGCTAATGACTATAATCCAAATAAAGTAGCAAAACCTGAGATGAAATTACTAGAAAGATCAATAATTGATAACGGCTTCTGTATGCCTATTATTTGTATACACGATAAAGAAAATGATAAATATGTTATTGTTGATGGCTTTCATAGATATACTGTTTCTCTTAAACTTGAATTAGAAGAAGTTCCAGTTGTTGTTTTAAAGCATGATATTAAAAAGAGAGTTGCAGCAACAATTCAATTTAACAGAGCAAGAGGTACTCACCAAATTCCAGATATGGCAAAAATTGTTTTATCTCTTTATGAAAAAGGTTGGAATGATTATGAAATATCTGAGCATTTAGGAATGGACTTAGATGAAGTTATCAGATTAAAGCAAATGAATGGATTAAAAGAAGCTTTTGCTGATCATATTTTTTCAAAAAGTTGGGAAGAATTTGAAAGAAATAGTGTAACAGAAAATTGAATAAATAGGAGAAATAATGAAAATAAAAGTTAATCAATTTTATGATAATGTTGATTGTCCTCGTGAATTTGTTTGTGCTCATTGTGGGACAAGAGTGTATGTTACAGATATAAAAGATAAAAGAGTGAAATACTGCTCTGCTGCTTGTGAGAAGCAATACTGGAGAGATAAGAGTAAAGCAGATGCAGCATACAAAAAAAGGAGTAGAGAGAAGGTACTTGGCATTAGAAATTATAGTGCTAAAGATATGGCAATTAAGTTATATAGAGAGAAGAAAGAAGCCGAAGAAATGGAGTGGAAGGAAAGAAAAGATGGCTAAGAACAAAAGCGAATTATTTGAAGAAGAATCCACAAATTTCGTTCTGAGTGTCTGTAACAATAATTTTACTCTAAAAATTAATTTTCTTGAAATTGAAGTTAAATTATTAGAAATACACAAAAAATATTTCAAAAAAAAGAAATTTAAAAATAAGGAAATTACCCAATTAGTTATATATGGACTAATTAAAACTGCTAAAGAAAAGTTAAAATTTCTGTATTACTGGGAACTTAAAGAAAAAATTAAAAACTTAATTTTTAAAGCAAAACTTGAAATACAGACAAGAATAGATTTTTTAGATAGTTGTTATGAAGAAGATATTAATGAAGTTTATTTTGAAGCTAATCCAGGACTAAAAGAATTTGATAATCTTATAAAGACTTATATAGAACTTTCAAAAATGATGGGTTCTGGAATAGATGTTAGTAAATTTCTAAAAGATACAAAAAATCAACTATCTTTGTATCCAAAAGATTTTTACTTTAAATCACCATATTTTTGTGAGTTACTAACAGAAATTATAATCAATGCTGAAGAAATGAAAAAGGGAAAGAGAAATAAAAATTGAAAGATTAGGAGCATAAAATGAAAGGAAAAAGATTAACAGATGAAGAAAAAAAAGAACGTTTTGATAAATATGTTTCAATCGTTCTAAGCTTTAAAACTGATACTTTACAAAATTATGAATATAATTTTTTAAAAGAAAATGAAATTGAAGTTTATAAATTTAAGAAAAAAAGAAATGTAAATATAAATGAATTGTATAAAAAAATGGAGAAACAAGCTGGAATTAATAGAGGAGTAAATTATGTATCTTAATGAATTGAAAAGCTTAATTTTAAGTTTAAGGAGTGATAAAGGAATTATAAGAGAATTTGGACGGGTATACTTCTATATTTCTGGAGGAGTTATAGAAAATACTAAAGATTATGGAAATGAAAAAGATGATGAAAATTACAGACTTGGTAATTATTTCTTGAATAGCACTGAAGCTAAGCAAGTTTTAGAATCTAAAGAATATATAGAGTTTTGGAGTAAAGTTAGAAAAGAATAGAACTAGAAAGAAAATATATCCTATACTTCACAGTTTCAAAGTTTTGGTTTGTAAAAAATGGAACTGCAACTTATTTATTAGGAGATGATTAAAATGATTAAATATAAAGGAAGAATGGAAGTCCTTCAAGATGAAAAAAAAAGAACTTTTAAATTTGAAGTCAATAAAAAAAGATTTATGACTGAAAATGAATTAGAAGACTTTGAAAGAGACTTCAAAAACGATTTCATAAGAACACATAATGGAAAGATAGAAATATTAAATTTTTTTATAGGAGTTGATTAAATATGAATAGAGACATAAAATTTAGAGTTTGGGTAAAAGATAAAAAAGCAATATTTGAAGTCGTACTAATTAATTATGTAACTAAAAAGGTAACTTATTTATTTGAAAGAGTTGGACATTTGTTAAATATAAGACACGAGAAATTTAATGATATTGAACTTATGCAATATACAGAATTAAAAGATAAAAACGAAAAAGAAATTTATGAGGGAGATATTTTATCAGATGGAAATGATGAAAAACTTTATAAAGTTATTTTTGAAAATGGAAGTTTTAGAGCAGAATTTAAGGGAGATTTTGAAGAGTATTCTTTTGATTTAATTGATGTTGTTGCACAAGGTTGTGAAGTTGTAGGGAATATTTATGAAAATCCTGAATTGATAAAGGAGTGAGATAATGGAAATCAAAAAACCTAAAAATTTTAGAGATATATTAAGTTTACAAAAACATTTAGATGATAATATTCATAGTATTAGACCTAGAACTTTTGATGATATAAAAATGTCATTAATAGCAGAATGTGTTGAGTTTAATGAAGAGACTATGTTTTCACATAAAACTTGGAAAACTAAACCTTATAGTAAGGATAAAGAGTTAGAAGAATTGACTGATATTTACTTCTTTTTTGCTCAGTTGATAAATTATCTTGATGATGATAAAAATGAAGATTTAAAAAAAGCTATTAATTTTACTTTTGATGAAGAATATTTAAGAACAGATAATCCTTCTATACTAGATTTTATTCATTATGTATATGTTGATAAACTAGCAATAGCTATTGATGAGTTATTATCAATTACATATAAACATAATTTTACAACACTTGATATTTTAAATTGTTATTGGGAAAAATGGCAAAAAAACATGAAAAGAATAGGGAACGAATGGAATTAGGTGATAAAAATGACAACACAAGAAATGAGAACATCATTAGAAAAAGAATTAGAGAAGTTTCCTTTTTTTATATCAACAAAAGATACAGCTGATTTTTTAGGAATTAGTAAAAGTAGTGTCTTAAAGAAAACTGAAACTGGAGAATTAAAATCTATAAGAAGTGGAAGATTAGTTAAAATACCAAAGGAATGCCTAATTGAATATGTATTAAATGCAATGTAAGAAAATAGCATATTGACATTTTTTAATAGTTGACCGATAATTCTTTATCGGTAGCTATTAAAAAAAGATGAAGGAGGAATCTTGTACACATCAAGCTACACTAGAAAAAGAGGTAAGTTTTACCATTTA